AGCAGCTTCTGCAATTAAAACTAATAGAACCAATGTTGTTGGAGCTGGGCTTAAACTAAAATCTAAAGTTGATGCCGAAACTTTAGGTATAAGTGAAGAACAGGCTGATCGCTGGGAAAGAAAAGTTGAAAAAGAATTTAGCATCTGGGCTGACTCAGTCTGGGCCGATAATTTGAGACTCAACAATTTTTATGAACTTCAAGGGTTGGCGCTAATGTCCTGGCTGATGAACGGAGATGTCTTTCCTCTTATTAAAAGAGATGATCCAAAAAATTGGATGCCTTATACATTAAGGATTCATCTCTTAGAAGGGGATAGAATTGAAACCCCTAATGATAATAATGCTTTTGCTTATCATGATACTACCGGCAAAAACACTAAAACTGGAAATCCGATTTATAACGGGGTTGAAGTTGATGGCGATTCCGGAGCGGTTGTCGCTTACTGGGTAGCAAATAAACATCCAAAAAGCAAAAGTGATGGTTATGTTACCAATCATAAAAGAGTAAAAGCTTTTGGAGATAAAACAGGGGATCCTAATATTCTTCAACTTATGGAGCCTGAAAGATGTGAACAATATCGAGGAGTTCCATACTTAGCGCCAGTTATTGAAGCACTAAAGCAAATAACTAGATATACAAAAGCCGAGTTGACTGCGGCAGTCGTGCAGTCATTTTTTACTGCCTTTATAAAACAAGATGGCCCAGCCAATGAAATTCCATTTGGTGAAACTTATATAGGAGAAGAACAAAGAGATGAAGAAGATCCTAATTCTTATGAAATGGGACCAGGGACTATTAATGTTTTGGGTGAAAATGAAAGCGTTGAATTTGGTGATCCTACCAGACCAGGAAATAATTTTGAACCTTTTGTAAATGCTATGGCCAAACAAATAGGTGCAGCTTTAGAAATCCCTTATGAATTACTTAATAAAGCGTTTTTATCTTCATATTCAGCAAGTAGAGCTGCATTGTTAGAAGCCTGGAAAGCATTTAAGATGCGCAGGACCTGGTTTGCTAATGACTTTTGCCAGCCAATCTATCAATTATGGTTAACAGAAGCGGTGGCCCGGGGAAGAATTAAGGCACCTGGTTATTTTAATGATCCGGCTATAAAAAGAGCCTGGTCATCTGCAGAATGGATAGGACCAGCGCCAGGGCAAGTTGATCCAGTAAAAGAGGTTACTGCTGCAATTATGAGAATAGAAAATGGTCTTTCAACTAGAGAAAGAGAAACCACCGAGCTCAATGGAAGCAATTGGGACGATAATATAAAACAGCTAACTAAAGAAAACAAAAAGATCAGAGAAGCCTATGAAGGGCTTGGGGAGGATGATCAAAATGCTGTTCAAAATCTAGTTAAAACTCTATATAACAAAGAGATTGAAAAGGGGGCGACAGAAATTGACTAAGTTTTGGTCTTTTAAAAATATTGAAAATGAAGATTCAGAAAGTCTTGAATTAAGAATCGAAGGTGAAATTAAAGACGATCGTAACAGCTGGCTGTATGACTGGTTGGGAATTCCCTATGCCAGTAAGAACCAACTTAAAGATGTTTTATTAGAAAATAAAGATAAAGACATAACGGTTTGGATTGACAGTCCAGGAGGATCTGTTTTTGCAGCTGCTGGTATTTACACACTGTTAAAAGAGCACAAAGGTAAAGTTGTAGCAAAAATAGACGGTAAAGCAATTTCAGCAGCAAGTATGATCTTAATGGCTGCAGATGAAAAGTATATCTCACCGGTTGGCCAGGTTATGATCCACAACCCTATACCTGCTAATGGAGTGTTTGGAGATGCTGAGGAATTAAGAAAAGTTGCTGATGTATTAGATGAAATAAAAGAAACAATAGTAAATGCATATATTGCTGGTACTGGTCGGCCTAGAGATGAAATCTGGGAAATGATGAATCAAGAAACCTGGATGAGTGCAAATACAGCTGTCAATGAAAAATTTGTAGACGGAGTTCTTTATCAAGATAATGATGAAGAATTTAATGTCAAAAACATTAAAGATTATGAGTTTAAAAGACTGCAAATCGTTAACAGTATGGAAACATCTATTAAAAAGATGATATCCATAAAATCAAATGAACAGGCTGCAGAGAATAAATCTGCAGAAGATAATTCTCAAAAGGAAGGTGATCAGGAAGTGGAAATTAAAAATCTCGAAGATTTAGTTAATGCTTATCCGGATTTAGTAAAGGAAGCAAAGAACCAGGCTGTTGAAGCAGAAAGAGAAAGAATTAAAAACATTGATGAAATCGCAGACAATATTGATAAGGAACTTGTAAATAAAGCTAAGTTTGAAGATCCAATGGATGCCAAAGATTTAGCTTTTGAAGCAATGAAATCTGATAAGAAAAAAGCTGATCAATATTTAAACGATGTTCAGCGTGATACTGAAGAATCTGGCGTTGATGATGTTAAAGCAATGGCTGCAGAAGACAAAGAAGATATTGAAAATAAAGAAAAAACGGCAAAAGAAGCTAAAGGCATAGCTGATGCTGTTAATAAAAAAAGGGGGATTAACTAATGGAAAATCTCACTAGTGAAATTGGAACTTTTGAATATGATAATTTGATTGCCGGAAATGCTGTACCACTGTTGGCGGCGGAAGTAACTCTCGCTAAAAACCAGGGTGTTGTTGAAAAAGGAACTGTTCTAGGCGTAGTTAGCGCAACCGGACTTGCTGTTCCTGTAGATGATACAAATGCTGACGGATCAGAAAACCCACATTCTATCTTAACAGATGATGTAGACACCGGAGATGGCTCTGCGACTGATGATTTTATAACTACCGCTTATGTAAGTGGTTTGTTTAACTCTGCAGCACTTATTTTCGGCGGAGATGATGTTGTAGCTGATCATGAGCTTGCATTAAGAAAGCTTGGAATTTTTCTTAAAGAAAATAAATAATTAATTAAATTGGAGGGAATAAAATGAGTATTGAATTATATGACACTAGAACACTTTTAGAAGCAGTTAAAATAATGAAATCTCCTCAAACTTTTTTGAGAGATACATTTTTTTCTGATGTAGATACTTTTATTACAGAAAATGTAGATGTTGATTTCAAAAAGGGAAAAAGAAAAATGGCTCCATTTGTTGCTCCTAGAATCGGTGGAGTGGTTATGGACCGCCAAGGTTTTAAAACTGACACCTATACACCACCAAAAATTGCTCCAGAAAGAATTATGTCTAAAGATGACATAACAAGCAGAGCAATGGGAGAATCAGTTTACAGCCAGCGAAGCCCGGAGGAAAGAGCTAGAGAACTAATAGCTGATGATTTAATCGAGCTTGATGATTATATCACCAGGCGTGAAGAATGGATGTGCCGAGAAGTTCTTCTAAACGGTAAAGTTATAATTACCAGCGAAGGCGCTGAACAGCAAATTGATTATGGGTTTACAAACAAAGAAGCTTTAACAAGCACTGATGTTTGGTCCGATACAGATAACTCTACTCCTTATGCAGATCTTAAAGAAAAAAGAAGAGAGATTATACAAAAAACTGGTAGAGCTCCTAAAATTGCTGTTTTAGGTTACAATGCATGGGAATTATTTGCTGCACATCCCGACACTCAAAAGAAATTAGATACTATGAGATTAAATTTAGGTAATATTGAGCCCTCTGTTCAATCTCCTAGCCTAACATTTTTAGGTAAACTTCAAGAGTTAAATCTTGAACTTTACACTTATGATGAATGGTTCTTAGATGATGACGGAAATGAGCAGCCAATGATACCTGCCAACACTGTAGTAATGGGTTCTCAGGGAATGAACCGCAGATTTTATGGAGCTGTAACTCAATTAGAAGATAGCGGTTTTGTAACAATTGAAGGAGAAAAAGTTCCTAAAATTTGGAATGACAAAAATAATGATGTAAGAAAAATTAGATTAACATCAAGACCATTGCCGGTTCCTAAAGATGTAGACTCCTGGTATGTGCTTGAAGTTAACTAAAGGAGGTAACTAAATGTTTAAAGTGACTAATTATAAAGTTAGACACAATAGAAAAGTATATGGACCAACAGAAAAAGAGGACATAATCAAAGATCTAAGCAAGGAAAAAGAAAAAGAACTTGCAGCTAAAGGTTATGGAGAAATAGTTGAAACTGTTTCAAAAAAAGAAAGCTCTAAATCTGATGGCCCGGGCAAAGAAAAAAAGCCTGAAATTATTCCAGATGATTTTACAGTTGAAGAAGTAGAAGAAATGATTTCTAAAACTGATGATCTGGATGAACTTTATGACATGCTCGATTTTGAAAGAGAAACCAAAAACAGAAAAGGGGTTGTATCCCCGCTGGAAGAAAAAATTGGTGAGATGGAAGAACCTCCTGAAGAAGGAGAAGTAAATGTTGATTTCGATCCTGACGAAGTAATTAATGATTAAGGAATGATATTATGCCAAAACTAAAAGATTATTTACAATCTGACCTTGATGTGTTTATGAATGTCGATGAGTTTGCAACTAACCACAGCATAAATGGAACTGAAATGGATGTAATCGTTGATAATGATTTAATTGAACAATGGGGCAAAAACAGACAAACTGGGTTTAAAGATCCTACCGGAATATATAATGCAGATATGATGTTTATTGTAAAAGCTGCAGATTTTGGAGATAAGCCCTTGCCGGGAGAAAACATCAGATTTGATGGTGATTTGTACCAGGTAGCAGATGCAAAAGAGGAAACAGGATCATATCTGATCGGATTGGTGGCGAATTTCTCATGATAGAAATTTCAACCAACATGGTTAAAGAAATTGAAAAGACTCTTGGTAGATATAAGAGTAAAACACCAATTGTATTATATCGAGCTCTTAATAGAGCAGCATCTACTATGAAATCTAATGCAGCTAAGAAAACTCGAAAAGAATACCATATCAAATCAAGTGATGTTAAAAAAACAATAGAAACTATCAAAGCTCGCAGGTCAAGCCTGGGGGCTTTAGTAGTTTCAGAGGGTGAACATGTACCACTTGATAAATTCAGATATAAACCTAGAAAGCCTAAGCCATCTAATCCTCCGCAACTTAAAGTTGCCATCAAAAGAGACGGTTATAAAGATCTAAAAGATGCTTTTGTAACCGACATCAACGGCAACAAAATATTTAAAAGAGTTGGAGAAAAAAGGCTTCCTATTACTAGAATGTCTGGCCCGGCTGTTCCACAGATGATTGCAAGTGATGAAATATCTGATTATGCGCAAGATAGAGCAGAAGAAACATTTTATAAACGCCTTGATCATGAAGTTAAAAGAGTATTGGAGCGTGGTAAATGATGGTTCCTATTTTATTACAAAAACATTTAGTTGATGAAGTCCTTCCAAAAATCTTTGAAGGTACTAAATTTTTAAATACAGATAATGAAAAAGTGAATATTAATTTTTATAAGCAGTATTTGCCG